CTTTGCAATCTGTTCAACTGTCTTATGGGACTTTACTTCGTGCATTTCATTGAATGGAGATCTGGACTTTGTTTTCTCACCTTTTTGTCTTTTTTTGCGAGCAGCACAATGAGCTTTTTGTGAGAATCCTTGTGGATTATCACAATCGATTGATCTTTTGTATTTGTCAGACCAACTCATTAAAATATTAATTTACTCTTTATTATTTAGAAAACCTTGTTTGAGCAGTTTTGATAGTTCTGATGTTGAACCGACAAATACTGCATTGTTGGTAACATTATTTGTTGTTTTTACAGTATCTTCCTCAACATCTTTAAGTTTCTTTTGCAAATCAATTAATTTATCCGTTACATCACCAACACTTTTAATTAACTGCCCAGCAACCTCATATGCTCTTGGAGAATCTGATTCTCCAGCGAGTTCCATAATTCCATTAATTGCTTCTTGACCTTTTTCTATAAGAGAATATAAGTTTGCGCGAGTGTATTCATAATCTTTTTTAATATCATTTTGATTGGAATTTGTTGATTGAATTATTTCAGAGTTAGTAGGTTCGACTTGAACAATACTACTCTCAACGTTTAGAGCTTTATCAATGCTATCAAAGTTTGGCATAACTTAAAAATTAAATGTCTAGTTTTCTTGTTGGACTATATTCTTTAGAGTCTCCCAGATATGTCCAACTTTCGTTGAAACCAAAATCATCGTCCGCTTCAACTAAAGCATCATCCACAGCAGTCAAACGATTAACGATTGCACCCGTTAAATGGGATGCTGAGTTTGTATTATTATATCCTCTTTGAACATTTAGTGTATCTGCATCAACAATTCCAGTCACCAACATGATTTCACTGCCAACGATAATTCTATCGTTTACACTGAATGATGAAGTATTGCTAACTTGTAATATCAGAGATGCACTATTTACATCATCATTCAAGTATGCAGAATTATCATTATTATAATCTTGCTTCGCTTGAGGTGTAACTACATATCTCATCTCACGTCTTGCATTTCTAACATCAGTATTACTGAAAAGATCAACTTGAACTTTCTTAATGAGACCTTCGCTGCTTTCTGCAATAGGACCAAACATATAAGTCTTTGCTGTAAATTGCAAAGTATAAATTAATGCTCTTCTAGTTGAAAAGTCTCCTTCGTAATCATCTTGGAAGTTGATACTATCAAGAGTAATAGGAATATCTCGCTTTTCACCAATAGCATCTACAAGATCAATAGTGATATTGAATGCTGGTTGAAAATATGGTAAAATCTGCTCTACAATCTGTAAAGCATCATCATTTAACTTGCAAAGAATGCTCAGTTCGAATCCAATATTATATGGAACTGGCATAAAAACTTTTTTTACAGTTCCGTTATCACATGCTTTGAAGGTTTGAGTAATACTTGTTTTTCTTGTTGGGTCATATGAAATTGAAACCATTTCAAAAGACATTCTTGGCAATGTAATTTGAATTGGTTTATTAAGTTCGGATTGTTGCCTTAACCTTGCTAAAAACTTTTGTGCAGGTCCATATGCCAAAGGAACTCTCATATCACTGATACTATTACCAGACTCATCTTTGTGGCGAATATGAATCTGATTAAAAATTGTACCAAAAGATATAATTGTCTTTCGTATTATTTCGTGATAATAATAAGTTCCTAACATTAAAACGTACCAAATGGATTTGATTCTGAGAAATCAACAATAAGATCTGCTTCTTCTTCGATTTCGTCATTTTGACTATATTTATCATATAGATCCATTCTGTCATATGACTGAACAGAATACAACGCTCCTGACTCAGTTCCAATAATTATTTCTCCAGGATAGAATACGGGTGTTGTGTTACCAATTCCAGCATTTGAAATTTTAAGTATCTTTGTATCCTTGTCCCAACTCTTAACTCTGGCTCGGGTTTGAGAGCGTGATCCTCTAACAACCTCATTGAACGCATATGTTCCAAATCCAGTAATAGTTTCTGGATTTGAAATAGTTACCGTTGGGTTTTGAGTATATCCAATTCCTGGATTGGATACATAAATGAATCTTACTTGAGAATCTGAACCAACTAGTCCAATAGAAGAAATTCCTACTGCTGTTTGTCCTATGCCTATAACACCAGGGGCAGAGACTGTCACTGTCGGAGCAGTTCCATATCCAATTCCACCATCAGTTACAACAAATCTAATTATTCCATTATAGTTTGTTTCAACAGAACACGTTGCTGCCGCTCCAGTTCCACCTCCACCAGAAATTGTTATAATAGGCGGAACAGTATATCCGATTCCAGCGTGAGTTAAAAGAATACTTTCAACTGAATATACACCAGCTCTATTTGTTGTAATTGCAACTGCCTTAGCATCATTATTTGGATTAAGTGTAGGAGATGATGAAATTGCAACTACGGGGGTAGATGTATATCCACTTCCATCATTGTTTAAAAATATTTGTCTAATATATCCAGTATCTACGAGAGCAGTTGCAGTTGCAGTTTCTCCAACTCCAACCAAACGTAAAGTTGTAATATAACCCTCTTCTTCAACTTGTCTGTCAACCTCATCAATAGAAGTATCCAGAATTTCATCTTCATACTCAAAGAGTTCACACTTTAGTTCATAAACATATGTTTTACCTAATTGATAAAATGGTTGCTCATGCTCTACAAATTTTACTTCAAAAATTCTTTGACCGAGTGGAAAATATACAAGATCTCCTTCTCTTGGGCGTGTTGACACTTCAATAGGAGAAGTTTCTGTTCCAGTGTCTAATGCACCCAAAAATGGTGCGATAAAGTCTTCAAATCTTTCTTTTGAGATTGTAATTAATAACTCATCTCTAAGACTCATTCCAAACTTTGTTAAAATATCTCCAGCGCCAGAGTATCCATCATAAGTGTTTACATATGCTTCAATTGCAAAGTTATCATCAAAAGCAGATGACTGAATTTCTTGAATGATAGTTTGCTTTCTTACAAATTTTCTTGGTATGTAAATAACTTCCACACCATACATTCTCATCTGTTCGTTTACTAAGTCTTGTAGTAAACGTTGTTCGCTTGCAGTTCCTTGTAAGAAAAAAGGATTAAGTGCCATTATCCAATAAAGTCGTATGGTGGGAGCTCGTATTCCAGAGCCATATCTCTCTTAATTTGTTCTAGTTCTCTTTCAGCATCTTCATATATTTCTCTACCATTAAACTCAATTCCACCAGGAAGTTTTACTCCCCTAAACTTAATTAAATTCTGACCCCATTGGCGTTTGATAAGTGCTGTTAAATATTTTTTGACAAAACTGTCATTGTAAATTTTACTAAAATCTTGTGGGTCTAGTGCTCTATAACAATCTATAACTATAAAGTTACCAGCGGATTGCGCTCCCCATTCAATGTCCAAATACAGTCTATTTTGTCTCTTATTAAAACGAACTTGTTTATCTGTAGTTAATAAAAAGTCAATATCTGCTAGATATGATTTAACCATTGAATATTGTAAAAGTTCAACGGAGTTAAAATAATATAAGTCGTTTAAAAATAACTGATATTTGATACTAAACATTCCTCCAGAAATAGAACTAGTATCAAATTTAAAAACGTTTTCAATACCTATTACCGAATCTGGTACTTGTATAAAGTTTGATGTTTCGTAAAAGGTTGAAGTTACTACGCCACTGCCACTATTGGTAGAAGTTCCTCTAGTTGTTACAATACCAACTCCCGTGGTTGAAACACCCACAGATCCTACTGATGTAAGACCTCTACCTCTAGCAATATCATCCTGAGTAATTTTGTACTTCAGATACATTCTTTCAACACCATCGTAGTGGCGTTCATTGAAGTACTGAATGGCATCATCAACTAAATCATCTATTTGGTCATCATCAACGTTAATCTCCAATACAGGAGCTCCTAGGCGTCTTAGACAGTAATCAATGAGTTCTTGTCTAGTTGATGGTTTTGCCATTTCTTTTTACTCTTCAGACTTTTTTGACTTTTTCAATTCATCATATTTATTTTGTAGTTCAAGATTTGCTGCCAAAAGTTCATTTTTTTCTTGAGCAAAATCATCAACCAAAGTCTGCAATTTTGCTTCTAATAAAACATTTTGATTTGTAAGTGTTGCTAATTTTTGATTATATAAACGCATTAAAACATTTACATCAACTTCACTGTCTCTAGTCATATTTTAAAAAGTTCCTCCATCTAAGGTTGAAGTCCAGTGTGGTAAATTAGTATGTATACCAACTACAGAAGTTGGAATTATTAATAGATCTTGAATGGAACCATTATTTCCTTCTCTTCTTAAGTTGTAGGTATTTGTGAAGGTTCCTTCAACACCAGTCAAAATAAGAGTGGAAA